ATGACTTGCGTTCTGGATATTGCTACTGGCAGAGTATCAATGGATAACGAAGATTTCACAATGAATGGCAAATGCCACCCTCATCATTTAGGTTCTGGTAATATGTGCCTTGGCACACTTGCATCTACACTCCCAGACATAATTGGCAAGTACGAAGTGTTCAATGCTATTTGCTTACTTGTAGACTTCATGAAGACAGCCCATTACCCAGACTCAGCTGGTTCGTCAGTTAATTACTGGCCTTATGTAGTAGATGACAAACTTGTACTCCCTGGCACTGGCAACGTAACGCAATTGTTCATAAACAAGAATATCAAAGAGGGTGCTGAGTGGACAAGCCTGTAGTACAAATAACACTAGAAGCTTGGCGTAAGATACGTGGCTATGTATTAGCTTCTGATATTGAATGTAGCATGCTCGCAGAAGTAGAAACCAAGAACAATAGGTTTGTTATCTCTAAGGTATACTTACCTAAGCAAACACGCAGCGCTGCTTTTACAAAGATAACACATGATGGTGTAGCAGAATTACTCACTACAGAAGGGGTAGACCCATCTAAAATTAAAGCATGGTTCCACTCTCATGTTAATATGGGGGTAACCCCATCAGGGGTAGATGTTACTCAAGCAAAAGAACTTATGGCTGATGCAGAATGGTTTATCAGGGGTATCTTTAACAAGAAGAATGAATACTCTATGCATGTTCACTGGATGGGCATAGAAATGGAAGCTGAAATGCAAATATCGTATGATGGTACGTATGATTTTGTCAAGATAAGGCAAGAACTGGAAGATGTCACAGTCAAGGAATTTGGCATACCAGTAACTGTCTATGAGCCACAATCAGATGGGACATATAAGCCATTAGAAAGAGGCAGCAAGAAAAACAAAAGTGTTACCAATGGGTTCGCGTACAAATGCAGTGAGCATCTGCACAGACAGCAAAACAAGTATCTGGACAAAGAAGCAATAGACTTATATGCTGATATTGAAGAAGCCCCCTCATTCGGAGCATTTATGTGGAGAGGATTCAAAGAATATGCCAACACGTCAAAGAAAACAGAGCTGCAATATTTTGCAAGCCTATATACGGAATTTCTAGTAGGGCTTAACTATGGCTGGACAATGCCATATTGCTACAGAATGGTTCAAGAAACACTAGAAAAAGACCAGAAAAGAGACAAAGCATTGGATGGAACGAAAGAACTACAAACAACATTGCCAGGAGTAACATGAACGCAATAATAACCAATAGTCTAGAGGGGATATTCTCGTCCCCTCTAGACAATGCTACAATAATAGGATGCGGAGCCATAGGCTCAAAGATAGCTATAGAACTTGCAAGAATGGGCGTAAACGAAATAGAGCTATTTGACTATGATCATGTAGAAGCCCACAATCTATGCAATCAAGCATTTACACTAAACGATGTAGGGCTCAAGAAAACAGAAGCATTACAACGCCTAATAGACAATATCTGTTCTGCAAAGATAACTACAGATGGAAAGTTTATAGACCAGAAACCTATACACCCAATAGTGTTCTTATGTGTTGACAGCATGTCTGAACGCAAACGCATTATGGATATGCTGCTAAAGAATAGCAATGTATATTATGTAATCGAAACAAGAATGGGTATTGATGAACTACGTGTCTATGTTGCAAGTGCTCTAACATACAATAAGTGGAAGAGTGCTTCTGACTATGATGATTCAACAGCAGAGAGATCTGCATGCGGCACATCACTATCGGTAGGAGCAACAAGCTCTATGTGCTCATCTATAGCTGTATGGCAATATATGAAGATGTACAGAAAAGACAACAAGCCTGAATTTGAAACTATATGGGGAGCGCACCCAATGGGAGTTCTTACTTCTGGGTAGGGAGACAAAATGACAGAAACCAAAATCTACTGGAAGCATAAGATGTCTGAAACGGAGTACAGGACTGCAAGAGAAGCGCTGGAAGGCAACTCATTCTTTAGCCCGAATAACTATTTTTCTAGCTGTCAAGAACAACTGTATCGTAATTACTTTATTCCGAACGCTATTCAACAACTAGCAAGAGTATCGTTTTATGCAGATATATGCATTGATGAAGATGAAGAAATATATGAACAAGAATATGTGGAAGAATACCTATGGCTTACAAGATACGGATGTGAAGACCTCCCAAAAATACTTCATATAAATCGAGCAGACAGACACAATGGGTTTGAATGGCCAGAAATGGATGACGGTGAAGCTTTGGAATATTTATGTGCAAGTATAGACGAAGAATACGATTATGAGGTTGACCCAGATGATATTGATGATTGGGAAGTGCTTGAAACAACCATACAGCCAAAACAACTACAGGATGGATACCAGCTTAACCTAGTAGCTAATATCCCAATCCAGTTACTGCACAACACAGGTGGCTTCCCGCTTGATTTAGAAGATGTCATATAGGAGACAATGTGAAATACACATATAACTTACAAAAACTATGCGAAAGCATAACAACAAAACAGCAACTGGTCTTCTTGATTGAGCATGCTTTGTATTCAAAATACACGTGTAGAGAAAATGGGACACAGGCTATACAGTTGTTATATCTTGATCAGTATAATGAGTCCCACAACAATATACTCAAAAGAGGTGTCAGGGCTATAAAAAGCTCAAGATACCATACTGTTATGGATCTTAGGAGATCTTATCTGATACAAGATATTGGATACTCGCCAACAGCTTGCTTTATCTACCAAATTGTACGAGCAGTATATCATGAAGCCAGGCAAATCGAACTTGAAATAATATACAGGCACATAGGTAGAACATGGACAAAACGATCATTTAGCCCAGAAATCAATTGTCCAATATGTAGAGCCAGATATATTAACTTACCAGCAAGCTCCCACACATTAGAAATCATAACTAATGAGTGGCTGCCATTTGTTCAAAGAACAGAATTAGAAATTATAACAGACTAGCACACACAGGTAACGGGGCTGCTAAAAGGTAGCCCCGTACAAGGGAGAATTATGAATGATAGTTAATGCAAAAGAAAGAAAACGGATCGAGAAACTAGTAGCTTCATTTATGAGTAACAACAACATAACGCAGTATAGCTTAAATACCATAATCTATATAGATGACAATCACGAATGTGACGGTACTATCTACATAGACTCACAAATGAGATCATTCACAATACGCATATGGACTCATGGTATCTATAGCTATAGAAGACTATGTGAAGTTATCATACATGAGCTAACCCACTTGTACTTTCATGAGATCAATGATTTCATTAACATGCTTGAACGACATGAGATTGGCAAATTTGTAGTCAAAGAAGCAGCAGAACTTTATGAAACAATCACGTATAAAACGAGTAAGATATTTGAAAGTATCTATCTCACAGGCTTATAACCAAATAAAGAAGGAGTCATAATGACACTCAGAGAACTCAAAGCAAAAGTAGACAAAGAGCTCAAAACGCTTGAAGGTAAGTACGGAGAAGGAGCAGATGTAAACGTAGTTGTACTTGATGCAACTGGATATCTCAATAACAATGTTCATATAACAATTGAGGAAGACCAATTTATGAGTGATGACAATGTCACTACATTTATGCATCCCCAGCATCTGAACCGAAAGGGAAATTCTCCAAAAGCCATGGAGAGAAAATGGACGCTAGCCGAAATCACATATGGCTGATACAATCTGGGCTGGTAAGAAATGCTCATGCGAAATATTAAGAGAGCTTAACGATGGCTTTGTCAGAGTTAAGATACTGCTTGATAATGGAGAATGGGTTTTAAAGACCATACACAAAAACAATATCACAAAGGAAGAAGATGTTAGAGATACACAAATCAGTAGTGGATTGGAGCGAGATGCCAACGGGGATGACATGGTACATAATCGGAGCACCGAAGACAGGCAAGACAACGCAGTCAAGCAAGTGGAGCGAAAGGGGAACAGACGGAGTCTTACTACTAGACACCGATCTGGGAAGTGATTTCGTTGATGGATGTAAGTCCATTACTATCACATCTCTCAACCCACCAGAGCGTGCCAAGAAGGACATGCGTGGCAATCCAGTTCTAGACAAGTCTGGAGTACCAATAGTTGAAGTAGTCCCACCGTTAGAACGAGGATTCGTTCACAGAACTGGAGACAAGAAGGGCACGCCAAGAGCATCGTACTCATTAGCAGAAACTGTATTTGATCTGGAAGACCATTGGGATGAATACGCAGTAGACACAGTAGTAGTAGACACGGCTGATGAGGTAAACTCTTGGATTGAGAAAGAAGTTGCTCCAAATGGTATGGGTGAAGACTTTGGCAAGAGTTACGCCAAAGCAACAGAAAAGAACCTAGACATCATGAAACGACTACAGACTCTAGTTAAGCAAAAGGGTGCCACCTTGATACTCATATCGCACTCTAAGAAGACCGTAGAGGTAGATGGCAAGATGCAACTAATGCCAGCTCTACCATCAGGACTTGCTGGCAGACTGTGTGCTCGTGCAGATGTAATAGGATACACAACAATAGACAAGAAAACAGGTAAGCACATGATTTCATTCGTAGGTTACGATGAAAGAAGTGTTGGATCACGCATCAAGCCTTTGCATGGCAAAACTCTTGAGTTCAGCTATCAAGCAATCAAAGATGCAATAACAGGATATAAGGAGTAAGAATGTCAAGATTTGAAGGATCAGGCGAACGGCCAACATGCCCAGAGGGGTATTACAACGCAACAATAGTCGACTTTGTTGACATAACAGAACGAGTATCACAATATGCTGACTGGGCATTTGAAGTAAAGCTTAATGCAGAAGACGTAGGCTTTGAATTGAAGTCTTCATACTTCATCAAGTTTGCAAGACTAGGCAATGGCGAACTGGATGTTGACAACAATGGCTGGAGCAAGCAGTTCAATAACTTGCTGGATACCATTAACTTCACAGGTGGATTTGACAGATTCGGTGTATTCAGAGATGCCACTGGCGAAGAGATCGAACGTGAGGACATTCTTACTAAACTCTGTCAGCATATCATAGACAACTTCAAAGAGGGTGAATACCCATTCATTATCTATGTAGAGAAAGATGACAAGGGCTACATGAGACCCATGAAGCGTATCTACATGCCAAAGGATAGAGCTGAATTGATCTCATTCGTTGACTACAAGAAGAAGAATGCCAAGAAGCCGCCAGTTGGACAACAGCGCAATCGGATATGAAACGGTATTATGAAATAGCTATTGGCTCCCCTACAAAACGGGGGAGCCTATTCCCTATTGAAGAAATACCTAACATTATAGAGCAATATGGTAATGACATGCCATTGTATCGCTCTGTATATACATATCCAGAAACTGCTTTAAGTAAGATTGGAGCAGACAGTAGTGTTAAGAACTATTTTGGAGATAGGGGAATCGAATACATCCCTATTGACATCGACAAAGGCAAGGATACAGACGAAGAAACCATAAGAAGGACACTTGCTATTTGTATGATGTTAGAACAGAAATACAAAATAGACGAGACTAATTACACAATATGGTTTAGTGGCTCTGGATTCCACATAGACTTATCAGCAAAACTATTCAATATACCAGACTCTCCTGACTTGCCATATATTGTCAAAACAACTATGACGGCATTGCTAGGCAAGGATATAGACCCGTCAATCTATTCAAGAACTGGGCTATATCGCCTTGGCTATTCTCTGAATACTAAGACTGGCTTGCACAAAGTCAAGATAACGCTAAAAGATTTGATGACAGAAAACATTAACCATATCAAATCTATAGCTACAGCTAAGCCAGTCAAGCTAGACTTCATTGACTATGAAGACTACATGGGAGTTGATAACGGCAATGGTGAATTAGCTTCTCTTGTGTGTAAAAATGTACCACATATCAAAGCATTTGAGAAGATACTGGAACCTATTAACATTGTAACATGCGTACAGACCCTCTACAACAATGGCCCAGAACGTGGTAATCGCAACATGGCTATAATGAGAATAGCATCTCATTTCAAACGTAGCGGTATACCATCAGATGCAACCAAGGCAGCATTGCTAGACTGGAACAATAGAAGTCTTGACGAGAACCTTGTAATAGAGCACATAGAGAATGTGTACAACAGAAACTATAAGTATGGGTGCGAAGACCCCATCTTGAAGAAGTTGTGTAACACTAGGTGTACCTATTACAAAAACAAAGACTATTCAGTCAAGCTCTATTCAGCTAGCGATATGCAGTCTATGGCAATAGAACGAGAAGGTATTGGGTTTGAAGGCAGAGTCATTGATCTTGCTGCTCTTATGGGACAGTATGAGAAAGACTGTGTTATCTACCCAGGTGAACTAGTCAGCATCATGGGGCCAACTGGTAGTGGTAAGACTGCATTCGTGCAACACTTGGTACTTGGGTTAAATCTCTTCACTGGAGAGATAAATCCTAAAGCACAAATGGATACTGTCTATCTGTCTCTTGAATTATCACCACAGCTTATGCATAGAAGAAACATGCAGATAGCTGGTAACTTACAGAAGAGATACGTGATTGCTCATCTAGGTGAAGCATTCAAGAAGACAGAGCACCTCATATCGCATATAAAGCTAAGAGTCAATAGTGGCAATATAAGCGACATAGAAGAGCTAGTCAGAACACTTATACCAAAAGTGCTTGTAGTAGACTACCTAGACTTGATAGAGTCAGAACGCAGATCAGAACACGAACAGATCAAACAGGTAGCACACGGCTTATCTAGCATAGCTGTTAGGTATGACATGATAGTTATACTGATAACACAGGTATCAAGAGACTATGCCAGAGAACACGTACTAGACTTATATGCTGGTAAGGGCAGTGGAGCAATAGAGAATGCATCACGAAAGGTAATTGGCTTTAACGGACAAGCTGATAGCCCAAAGAAACACATGTCCGTATTTAAGAACACCGATGGTGAACTACTAGAAGCTGATGTATTGCACAACCCATCAACCCTACGGTTCAGCATCGACAATGGAGAAAGTAGATGAATAACAAAAGAAGCATAACCATCGAAAACTCAGATGCAACAGAACCAAAATATACTATCGAATTTACCTATCTGGATGAAGACCAGTACGTGACTATGTGTAAACTGATAGGGTCAATGTTAGGGTTTTCACACCAACAGATAAACGATCACGTCTTCACAGAAGAAGAACTATGCGACTATGTAATGGAACTTGAGAACGAACTACAAGCTGCACAAGATGAAGCTGCAAAAGGAGCGCCAAAACATGACATCTTCTAAACAATTCCCACCGATATACTACCTTGGTATAGACCTTGGGAAAACTGGAGGATTGGCATTACTCAATAGTGCTGGCAAAATAGTTACATATAAAGCTATGCCAGAAACACCAGAAGAAATCATCAAGTCTTTGATAAACTTATGTTCATGGGCTTTGGAGGGAGAAGTACAAGCATCTGTTCACATAGTTATGGAATCTGTATCACCAAGACCAGAAGAGGGTGTCGTATCAGTAGCCACATTTGCTAAGCATTGTGGTGGCGTATACTACACTTGCATAATGATACACCTGACTATGGATGGAGTACAGTTCCCATCACGTATAGCCCCTATGCTATGGAAAAAGACATTCGGGCTAATAGACAGCAAGGCTTCAAAGTATGAGAAGAAGAAAGCTTCTGTTGACTTTGTCAATGCTAGATACAAACAAGGTTTCAAGTATAAAGATAATGGCATTACTGATGCTATACTAATAGCAGAACATGCCAGACTGGAGGTTGAGAATGCTCAGCAAGAATGCTCTTAGCCTACTAGAGAAGAGATACTTCCTTCCTGGGGAAACCTGGGAGGGACTTATCCATAGAGTCGTAACTACCATCAGCAAGAATAGAAAGACACAAGAGAAGTACGCTACCATGATGTACAATCTTGACTTTCTCCCTAACACGCCATGCCTAATCAATGCTGGGGCAAGGACAGGTCAGCTAATGGCTTGTTTTGTATTGCCAATAGAAGACGATATGGACTCTATCTTTGATGGCATCAAGCATGCTGCTCTTATACACAAGAGTGGTGGAGGCACTGGCTTCTCATTCAGCAGACTCAGGGAAGCTGGTGCCAAGGTAGCATCTACAGAAGGCATCTCAAGTGGCCCAGTGTCATTCATGAGAGTCTACAATGAAGCTACTGGTGCTGTTAAGCAAGGTGGGGTAAGACGTGGCGCTAACATGGGCATCCTCAGTGTTACGCATCCAGACATACGTGAGTTCATAACTTGCAAGAAAGACCTAAAGCAACTTACTAACTTTAATATCTCCGTAGCAGTATCCACTGACTTCATGGAAGCGTACAGGAACGATGAGGACTATGCACTGATAAGCCCGCATTCAAAGCTCCCAGTAAAGACAGAGTCTGCAAGAGAGATAATGAGGCTCATAGCACAGTGTGCTCACGAGAATGGAGAGCCAGGAGTAGTATTCATTGATGAGATCAATAAGTATAACCCAACTCCACATCTTGGCACCATAGAAGCTACCAACCCATGTTTCTCTGG